CACCAGTGTGTTGGAGGGAATGAACAACAAGATCAAGGTGATCAAGCGGGTGGCCTACGGCTACCGGGATAACGACTACTTCTTTCTGAAGATAAAAGCAGCATTTCCCGGTAAAGCGCGATGAACCTTTTTTGGCCGGTTTGATGTATCGCTTGGTCACGGTTATGCCTCCTGGTTACCCGTGGGGATTTCTGCATAGGTCTCAGTAGCCGGGCCATCGCCCACCTCGTGGGTGGCGCTGTAGATGGCGAAATCAGCCAGCTGTGAAATATCGGCATGGCTCAGGTTCACCGCCTGCTGCCAGCTCACCGCCCACAACGCCATACCGTTGCGGTCTGACCCGCCGCTGTAGAGATTGTCTGCGGCGATGTTTTCCGGGCGCTGCATGCTGTTCAGCCCCCAGTCGTTACCCTTCACCAGGCGCATCAGGGCCTCGGTGTAGTCCAGAGCCACGACATCTCGGTTTGCGCCCGGCACGTCTTTCACTACCAGGTAAGCGACCCAGCGCACGCGCACCTGGTTGGTTCGGTTGTCTACCAGGGCCGGGATCTGCACGGCCGCAACCAGCACAGCCGGTGCCCGGCGGCTCACGCGCTTCAGCTCTTCCATGTCAAAGCGGCCGCCGTGGGTCTGGCAGTCTTTCAGCTCTGGCAGCGCGGCCTTGATGGTCGCCACGATGGCGTCTCTGACCTGGTTGATGTCTCCGGTTTTCATGCTTGCTCCAGGTGCCGGTCCAGCCAGGCGTCTGCCTCGGCCTGGATATCGGCCAGATCATTATCGGAAAAGCCCAGGTATGGGCGAGCCGGTACACCTGCAGGCCCTGGGGCCATGTCCGGCGTACCGCCGTGCTGGTGGATGGCGGCGTACACCAGGTTTGAGCCAACCAGCACTTGGCCGCGCTGAACCTCAAACGTGATGCTGTCAATCAAATCGCCTTCGCCTTCCAGGGGCGATTTGCCGCCTTTTCGACTGGCGGCGTAGTCGTCAGACCAAGGCGCCCAGGGCGTACCATCCGGGGCCTCTTTGTCGGAGCTGAGGCGCCGGCGGGTCTGGCTCTCCACCAGGCTGCCCAGCTGCTCGCCCAACTGATCAAGCTCGGGGTTGGCCAACCGATCAATACGCCGCTGCAGGCGCTCGATGCCGGAGAAATCCGTGGTCAGCGCAATGCTCACATCAGCCTCCTGTTACGGCCCCACCGGCGCGGGCGGGACGTGATCTCGGGCTTGATGCTGGCCGGGGCGCTCTGGTCAACGCCCAGGCTTACCTCGCCCTTGGCGATGGAGCGCAGCAGCTGCACCGCTTTCTCGCGACGGGTCCGGCGTTGCTCGGTGGCGGTGTCGGCCTCTGGCGAGAGGGTGTCAAAGGCGATATCCACGGCCAGCTTGGTCAGGATGCGCGGCACGAACGGCAGGGGCAGCCGGTACTGCTGGCCCACATAGGTGTCGATCTCGGCGTCTGCATCCTCCAGGGCCTGCTCGACCACTTCGGCGTCCACCTGGTTGTCGCCGTCACGGTCGGCGGCGATCAGCAGGGCGTCTTCGCCGAAGCGGGTCTGCAGGTCCTGGAGCGTGGCGTACACAGCCATATCAGGCCTCCTGGCCTCCGGCCGGGCGCACGACCAGGCGCGGCTCGTTCTGGATGGCCTCCAGCTGCTCGTCGGTCAGCCGGCGGGTGTCCAGGACTGTCTCGGTCTGGCCAAACTGGAAGCCGGCCCGGCGGAAGCTCGGCGTGGTGGAGCGCACGGCAATGCGCTTTACTTCGGGCTCCCTGGATTCTTCGGGCTCTTTGGCCGCTTCTTTCCCGTTGTCCGCCTTCGGTTTCTCTTCCGAATCCTTGGTGTTGTCACTGTCGCCCCCGTCATCTGCCGGTGATGCCTGGTCGCCCTCCTGGTTGTCCGGGGCGGCGGTGGATGCCTGCTCTTTGGCGGGCTCCTGGTTCTTGGCATCGTCCTGGGGCTTGTCACCTTCCTGGGGAGCGCTGGCGTCCTGCGCTTTGTCCTGGTCCTGGCTCTGCGCAGCATCCTGCGGCTTCACCTCATCCTGGGTGCTGTCGCCTTCCTGCGGCTTGGCTTCCTGCTTTTGCGCTGCAGGCTTGGTGCTTTTGTTCTTGCTCGCGTTGGTGGCAGCCATCACGGCCTCCTGTCTCAAAGGTTTAGGCTTTAAAAATGGCCGGCCTCAGCCGGCCATTTCTGGGTCACGTCAGGCCTGGGTTATCAGCCCTGGCCGGTGGAGCCGTAGGCCATCTGCCAGAAGCTGAAGCCAGCAGCGCCACGGGCTTCCGCGCCGTACAGGTATTTCTTTTTCAGGAACACGTTGTCGCTGTTCATGTCGGTCTGGCTCACGAACGTGGGCGCTTTGCGCTCCTGGTAGATGAACGGCTTGACCGGCTTGGTGGTATCCAGCAGGTACCACGCGGTGTCGGATGTCAGGCGGGCAGACACCACCACCTTGGCCGTGTTCTTGTAGGGGTTAACCTTGCCGTCTTCGAGGCGATCCGAGTTCATCAGCGCCCGAGCCGTGTCTTCCAGGGCCGGCGGTACCAGCAGCACGTTGGGCTTGATGTTCAGCGGGCGCTCTTCGTCATCCTTCATCTTGCGCAGGGCCGTGCGGGCGGCACCAAGCGAGGCCTGTGCAGCCGCCAGGGTAGCGTGACTCAAGGGCGCGACACCCTTGTTGCTGACGCTCACGGTGCTGCCATCTTTCTTGCCAACCGGGTGGTCGGTGTCGAAGAACGGCTGGCCGTCATACGCCAGTTCGGTGAAGCCTGCGTTTACCAGGTCAAACACCAGTTCATCCGGCAGGTGCGCGGAGCTGTAGCCGGCCATCTCGGCCTCGGGACCGTAGATGCCCAGGGAGTCGTCTTCGATGTCGTTGCGGTCCACCTCAATGGTGGCTTCAAAGTCATCGTTGATTAGGGTGTAGCCCTGGCCCTTCAGCTGCTTGACCACCTTTTCACCGACCCACTTACGCATGGCCGGGAAGCGTTCCATCCACTTGTAGCGGTTCTCACCGGAGGTGGATGTAACCTTCATGGCGATTTCCTGCCATTCCGGCTCGGCGGCTTTCAGGGCTCGGTTAAACGTGGTCTTCAGGTTGATGAAGATCCCGTCGAGTGCGCTCTTGTTTACAATCACTGTCGTTCTCCTTTACTCGACCCAGACGCCGCCAGACTCGACAGCCAGCACCTTGCCCGATGCAGAGCGGGTGCCTGCGCCGTCGGTACCGGCAACGGTCTCGTCGTCCAGAATGAAACAGTTTTTACCGACCAGATCCTGACCCACGGGGTCAGTGCCGGAGTTCTGCCAGAGGAAGGCCTGGCCACGGCGCACGCGCACAAAGGCGTCACCATCGGCACCACCGCTGTTGTCCACGTGTTCCTCGGCACGGCCGATGTAGGTCAGGCCGGTAGCTTCGGAGCCCGGTACCAGCATGCCGCTGGCATTCACGGCCACCTGGGCCCCCATGAAGATTTCCGCGCCGGCGGCCACGGCAAACGGGATCAGCTCGCCGTCACGGTTCGGGGTCATACGGTCTTGGGTGAGTGCCATTACGCCAGCCCTCCGTAGGTTTTGAGATCCTCTTCGGAGTTGCCAAACATGCCGGCAATCTCGCGGGTCTCTGCGTTAAGGGCCTTTGAATCGCCGGGCACGTCCCGACCATCCAGCCCGGAATCCCCAGTGATTGCCGGGGCGCTGGCCACGAAGTCCTGGAAGCGCTTCAGACCGCCATCAGTGCGACACTGAGCCTTGTGGTACTCCACGGTGGCCGGGGCAATCTTGCCGTCTTCCACTGCCTGGTTAATGGCGGTGTCGATGGCGTCGGTCTGGCGCTTCTCCTCGATGTCGGCCAGCTTCTTCTCCGCGTTGGCGGCGCGAGTCTGGGCCTGGTCGAAGTCGGCGCGGGGCACGTACTTGTCGAGGCTGGGGGTCACCTCACGGTTTTTCGCGGTTTCCAGGTCTTCCTGAATCCGGTTCAGAGCAGTCAATGCCTGCTGCTCTGTTGCGTCTTCAGGCAGACCCAGCCGCTTGAGCAGTTCTTTCCACACGGGGAATTCCTCCTGGTGGGTTTGCTGGTTCAGCGCTTTCAGCGCCAGGTTGGGTTGGTTGGTCAGGCCCGCGCTGGTCAGCCGTACAATCTGGCGCTCGTCGCGGGTAAACAGGAAAACGGGGGAGAGGTAGCGGTATTCCTTCGCCTTCAGCTGCTCGGCAGCCTTGGGAGTCCATTCAAAGCGGCCCCACACGGAGCCCTCGCGCACTTCCATTTCTTTCACCCAGGCCGCTGCCGGGGCGTCCTCGCCTTTCGGGGCTCGGTGCTCGCTGGCGTGCTCCCAGTCAATGACCAGGTCCATGCCGCGCAGGATGAACTGATCCACCACAGCCTGGGGGTTGGGGTTGCGCCAGGTCCGGCCATCGCGGCCGGTCAGCACCTCCCCAGCGGGTAGCAGCTCCACCCACTCCGGCACCTCGCCAGGGGGCAGCTCAACATTCAGCGCCAGGCGCTCGCCCGGGGCCGGCTCGGTGTTTAGGGCCTTGGCCAGGCCAACGCTCGGAGCCGATGCGAGACCCAGGGCAATGGCGGTGGCCATGGAGCGGCCGGTGTGAAGTACAAGTGTCTTAGTCATGGGGCCACACTATCGGCGCCGTGCCGATGGCGTGGTCATGAGGGAGTTCAGGGGTGGTTTTCAGGGTGGCGGGGCGCCACAAAAAGAAGGGCCGCTGCGGGAGCGGTCATTGGCAGAGGCAGATTATCGGACGCGCCCATGGTTGGCAATCGCCCGCGAGGGCATTTAACACCCATTTAAAAACGTTTTTTGGGGTTCTGCCCCTGCCATGGTAGCCCCAAGCCCTTTAAGGGGCTTCTAGGGCTTCTGAGGGCGTTTTTATTTTTGGCGGGTTTTCGGCGTTAATCGCGGATCGTTTCGCCTCGGTTTCGGATCTGCTGCAGCTGCTCGTCACTCACCGGCTCCAGGGCTTCCAGGGCCAGCTTTTCCGCCTCGTCATCACGGCGGACGGTGGCGGCCCACCACTGGTTGCCGCGCTGGTGCAGAACAACCAGGGTGCGATCATCCTGCCGGATGGCTTCGCCAGCACTCAGGATCTCCGGCAACGCCCGGTAGTCTCCCACGGCCACGGAGCGGCCACCACTTGCGGCGGCCGGTGTCAGCCGCACCACCTGGCTTTTCGCGCCCAGGGCCTGCTGGGCCCTGCGGCCAATCACGCCGGCCGGCAGTTCACCCGCAGGCTTGGCCGCCCACTCGTCCAGGATCGGCGAGGCCATGACATCCCGAACGGTTGCCCGCGCCAGGCGCTGATCCACCGTGTCGGCCTTGTCGGCCAGCTGGCCGCGCAGCACGCGCACCCGATCCTGCCCCGGGTTGGAGGACCAAGCGGGATGCAGCCCCTGGTCTACCTGGGTGATCTCGCCGGTGCGGCGGTTGGTGTAACTGACCGTCTCGGTGGGCGGCGGCTCCCGGCGCACTGGCATCACCTGGCGTTGCCTGCGGCCGGTTGGCAGCCCGGTCTCCGGGTTGATCTCCAGCTCTGCCATGGGTTTCTGTATGCCTTCACGCTCCATGCGCTCGGCCTCGGTGCGCGACACCTGGCGCACCCGGCACTTGCAGCCGTAGCCGTTGGGCGGCATGTGGTCCCGCCACCAGGGGTGGTCTACCGGCAGCAGCGTGCCTGCCCACTTCACGTGCTCATCCCGGTGGTTCTCACTGGGCCCCAGCTCATACAGCAGGAATGGCAGGGTTTCCTTGGTACGCTGCGCCCGTTGCCACTGGCCGGCGGCCCGGGCGCTGCGCAGGTTGGACTGGTAAATGGTTTTCAGGCGGCGGGGTGAGCCCAGCTGCACCTCCTCACGCTCGCCGGTTTCCGGGTCGATCAGCTCCTTAACGCCCCACCAGCCTTTTTTCTGCAGCTTGGGTTTCACCTCGGCTGCAAAGTCCCGGAAGGTTTTACCCTCGGCCAGGGCTTCATCCAGCCCGGCACGGATGTCGTCCAGGATGTCCAGTTTCATGGCCTTGGCCACGGTGAACGCGTGGGCGTGCTCCTGGCCCCATACGTCCCGGTAATCGAAACCTACCCGCAGATCCTTGTCGCGGAAGTAGTCCAGAGCGTCACGGGGAACCGGGCCTGCGCTGAAGTTGGCCATCAGTCGTCCCTCGCATCGCCGAGGCCTCGGGCCTTAAAGGCACTGGCCGCTAGGCGGCGCACCAGTTCGGTTTCGTCCATCTCTTCCAGGGCTTCGCCCAGGCGGTTCAGGAAGTCGTTTTCGTCGCCGCCTTCCTCGGCCACGCGCTGCGCCAGGCGTTCGATCGGGTCCAGCATCGGGGCCAGCTGGGGCTGCCACTCGTCTTCGGCTTCGGCGATTTCGTCAAAGTCCGGCTCCTGTTCATCCACCACCGATTCCCGGTTTTGAGCGGTGTTTAAAGACCGGTTAGGGGCGGTTTCAGGGGGCGGGCTCTGCGGGGCCTGGCTGAGAATGTGGGCGCCTTCGTCCGGGTCTGGCAGGCCGAGCTTGTCGGACATCACCGAGCTTTCCACGCGCAGCCCCAGCGGTACCAGATCCTTCACCGCAGATACCAGCTGCTGGATGTTCTCCGGCTGAGGAATGTGGATGCGGATGGTCGGGTACCGGCGCTGTACGCCGTAGTTCAGATCAATGAACGGCTTGACCAGGTCACGCGCCAGGGTGTGGTCCAGGTGCTTGGCGTCGGCCCGCTGGATGTCTTCACGCACATCGTTATGCACGGTGGCCTGCGACTGGCTGGAGCCATCATCAGCGGTCATGGTCTGGCCCAGTACCGCCTTGGAGGTTTGCTTGTCCACCCACTCGGCCAGGCCCTGGAACAGCTCAGCACCGCCCCGGGTGTTGGCGATTTCCTGGAACTCGATCTTCATGCCTTCGGGCAGGATGGCCGCTGCATCCGAGCCCAGGTTGGCCACGGCCGCCCGCAGAATATCCACCTCGTCCTGCTTGGCGTTGCTGTTGTAGCGGCCCAGGCGCAGCGGCATGCCGAACACTTCGGCAAAAGCCAGCCAGTCTGTGAGCGTGTAACTCTTGGCCATGTACGACACGGCCACCAGGCGGGCCAGACCACCGCGCAGCGGGATGCCGGATTTCAGGCGGGGCTTGTGAACGATGAATTTGAACGGTGACAGCGGGATGCCCTCGGCCACGTTGTTCTGGTCGATCAGGCGCAGCTGCCGGCCGGTGGCCTGGTCAAACCGGAAAAACCGGGGGTCACGCCACACGTATTCCCGGGGCCACCACTCGCCGCCACGGGTGGCCCACATGATCTCGGCCACCGAATAGCCCTTGCCCAGGGCGTCCAGCAGATCCTCCACCAGGGTGCCAAAGGCAGCATCGCGCACCAGGTCGCGCACGGCATCGGCCAGGCGCACATCGGCGGCCTCATCAGACGCGGCCTCTACCTGGATATCCAAGCCACTCACGGCCCGCTTACGGGTGCCCAGCACAGAGGCGTAATGGGGCTCACGCTCTTCCATTTCCTCGGCCAGGGTCAGGTAGTCGTGGCCATCGTTATTGGCGGCGGCCCGCAGGATCATGCCCAGGCGATCGGGCGTCAGGTTATCGGCAATGCTGTTGTGCCAGGTCTGGCGCACGCCGGTCAGTGAGGGTGCGGCCAGCTCCTGTTTCAGCTCGGCCTTGCGGATCGGGCGGCCGCTCGCGTCGACAATGGGTGATTCCGCCATTACAGCAGTCCTCCTCGGTTACGGAATCCGGCGGTGGCTCGCACCGGGCGGTGGTGTCTGTGTTCGGGGCCCCGGCGGATGGCTTCGTAGCCATACTCCAGCTCGGCCTGCTGGTGGCTGGCGTAGTAAGCCAGGGCCAGAGCAATGGCCGCGTCGCCGTGGCGTGATTTGTCGGCGCCGGTTTTGGCGTCCGGCAGTTTGGGTATGCCCTTGATCACCTGCAGGGCGCGGAGGTCGTCCAGCACATCGGCGTCTTTCGGTAACACAATGCCGCCGTCTTCAAACGCGGCTTTGAATCGGGGCATGGAGTCCAGGTACCAGGACTGCGATAGCATGACCGCCTCCACACGCTCAGACCCATACTCTTCCTGGGCCTGCTCGGCCAGGTACTGGCCATTGCCCCGGGCATCCAACGCGCCATACTGCAGCCGTGGCAGGCGATCCACGATGTAGAACAGGATCTGCTCTTGCTGCTTGAACGGCATGTTGCGCAGCTCCACCAGGAACGGCACCCGGCGCTGCAGCTGCTGGCTGATCGCCATGGGGGCAATCACGGTTAAGTCGGCGGTGCGGCCGAAGTCCTCGCCAAAGGCGTGGCGCTCTTCCGGGTCCAGGTCTTTGAGCAGTGGCAGCAGGTGCGTCTCGCACCAGTCGCGCACCTCGGCCTGGCGCAGATGCTCCGGCCAGGCGTTGAACTCGGTGGTGCCCTCAAAGCGCACCACCGGGGCCTCGTCCATGCAGGCCTCAATCATGGCCCGCGACAGGTAGGCACCGCCACCGGATTTCGGCACGCAGTAGTATTCTTCCAGGGCGTCCTCACGGGTGGCGGTGTCGCGCAGGAGGTCGGCTTTCCACTCGTCCTCTTTCTCCTGGCTCCACTCATCGCCCTTGATCTGGCAGATGCGCTGGTACAGGCCCTCTTCACAGGCGTCATCCAGGGTGATGCGGTGTACGCTGTAGCGTTTCTTGCCTGCGCGGCTGTCCTGGATCAACTCGTTAAACAGGTTGTCTGTGCCGTTGTGGGTGCTGATCAGGCGCACCTTGGCGCCCCACATTGTCAGCGCCAGGGCGGCTTTCAGTACTTCGGCCAGGCGGTCGTGGAAGGCCGCCTCATCAATGGTGACGTTGCCCTGCATGCCCCGCAGGTTGCTGGGGTTGGAGCTGAGCGCCTGCACCTTGAAGCCAGAGGCGAAGTGCACCACGAAGGTGAGAATGTCCTTGTCGTCATCCTCCAGCACTTCTTCCTGGATATCGCCGGCAGCCCGATCAAAGGCCTTGGCCCACATGGCCACGGCCTGGATAAACTCCCGGGCCATCTCCTTGCTGGAGCCCACATAGAAATGGTTGGTGCCGCCTTCCGTTCTGGCCAGACTGGCAGACAGGGCCGCGTCTGCAGCCTCTGCCCAGGTAAGACCTGTTCGGCGGGATTTCTCGGCGATCTTCAGCGGGGAGTCGTCGGCAATCCAGCGCTTCTGATATCCCAGCAGGATCTCGTCAGAGTCGAACTTCTGCAGGTCTTCCAGGCCGACCTTTACGGCCTGGTAAATGGCACTCTGCTGCATGCTCATCAGGCAATCCCGAGAATCTGTTTCTTGATCTCGCTCACGCCGTCAGCGGTCAGGCCCTGCTGCCTGGCGACGGTTTCAGCCGCTTCGGCCGCTTCCTGGACAACTTCCTTGCGCACCTCGGCCGCCCACTTCTTCTGACCGAGAGACACCCGGCCGATCTCGGCCAGGGCGCGGGTGACGCTGCCCAACTGCTTGGCCGCCTTGGCGGGGTCTTCCTCTGCCTTGCGCATGGCAATGGCAATGCGCAGCAACTGGTCCTGGACAATGCGGGCCGTGGCATCAATCAGGTGGCCGCTTTGGTCTTCCTGATCCGTGGCCATGGCGCGGGCCAGCTCGGTGGTTTTCCGAACGTCGCCCATCGCCTCCTCGAACTCCTCCTGGAGGTCCTGACCATAACGATGGACCGAAGACCGCGACACCTTGAAGCCTCGCTCCTCCAGCCAGTCGGTCAGCCCTTCGTAATCCTGGAAGCCGGAGCTGACCAGGCGCTGGTTCAACTCCTCCCGCAGCTCCTGCGGAAGGTCAAACACCTTTGAACGCGGCGGCATGGCTTACGCTCCCGGCCGGGGGCGTGCAACGCCTGGCACGTTGGCCCGGCCTTCGGCGGCATCCTCGCCACGGCTGGTCAGTGTCGCAATCCAACCGGCGCGGGGCTGCTGCAGAATCACCAGGCCTTGCTCTTCCAGCCAGGCCAGATCCGTGTGGAGCTGGTCCTTGCTGACGTGATGGCCGTAGTTGCCGGCCAGCTCATCACCCAGGCTGTACTCATTGGAGGTGAACTGATTGCGGCGCGACAGAATGCGCAGAATGCCCAGGCGGCGGCCCTTGGTTTGAAAGTCCTGATAGCTCACTGGCCTTGGCCTCCCTTGTTGTTGAGCAGGTAGTTGTTGACCATGGATAACTGGTGGGAGAGCGCCCGCATTTGCCCGGACACCCCCGAGAGATCTTCCGCGACATCGTTAAGCCGCTCGTAAACCTTGGATAAATCCTGGTGCGTGGGGGCGCCATCCAGCTTGCTCTCGAACACATCCTGCCGGCGCTCGCCCCGGGCCACCCGCTCTTCCAGTTGCCGGTGCTGCTCTTCCAAGTCTTCGCGCACCACGTTGATGGCGGTGGTATTGGCCTTGGACTTGTTGGTGATATGCGTGTAGGCGAACAGCGCAGCTAACCCGGCCAGCTGAATAAAGCCCATCCAGAATCTGGCGGCCTCGTAATCAAACTGGGAAAAGTCCATTACCCCCCCCGGCGGTCGTGGTCTGTCTGGCATTCAACGCAGCGCACGGCGCTGGGGTTGGCGTTCAGCCGGGCCGGGCTTAGCGGCTCCTCGCACTCCTTGCAAAGTCGCTGGCCGTTTACCTCCAGCGGCTGCTCGGTCGGGGCGCTGCGGGCCTCGTCTATCCCGGCCTGGCGCAGGCGCTCGGTCAGCGCTTGCGCGCCTTCGTAAACCCACTCATCCACGGGCCTTGCCTCCCATTCCATCCATCAGTTTGTCGAGCAGGCCCCGGCCGTCCTGACCGGCAGTGGTGCGCTTGTCGCGGCTGCGGGCGCCGATATTGATGCCCAGGATGGACAGGGCGATGCCCCACATGGGCGTGAGCGCAGTCACGGCATTGATCAGAGCGGCGGCATTGCTCGGCTCAGACACTATGGCCCAGGCGATGGCCGCCGACTGGATCAGCCAGGTAAGCGCCACCATGTAACCGAACGTGGGGCGCCACCGGCGCACGTAGCCGTCTTGCGCGCTGGCCTCGGCCCGCATGGTTTTGTTGATCTCGGTCAACCGGGTGGTCTCGGCCTCAATCACCATGCGGCGCAGTTCGCGCTCGTGCTCCCGCTCGGCGGCCTGCAGTTTGGCCAGGGCCTGCGGGTCTGCCTGGATGGCTTTATGGACCGCCTCGGGGCTGTCCTCCACACCCAGCACGCTGGCAATCAGGGTTCCTGCAGCGCCTCCGGCAGGCCCCAGGGCGCTGCCCAGCAGCGGGGCTGCCTTGCCGATAACCTCTTTAACGCCGGCCCAACTCCAGTCCATCAGCCGGCCCTCCGCAGTGCTTCTTCCATGGTGTGGATGCCTTCCAGGTAAACCGTGCGGCCGTTGACCTTCACGGCGGTCAGCAGCTGGCGCCGGGGTTCTTCGCCAGGGGCAGCCATGCCCACATGCACCCATTGGCCGAACTCGTGAATAACCTGGTCAAATGGCACGGCGCTGGCTTCGTACCAGCGGGCCACCTGGTGGGGCGTGTGACCGCTCACGGAGATATCCGCCGCGAGGCCGGGAACGTGGGCGCTGGTAGAGCTGCCACCGATGCGGCTGTTCAGAGCGGGCGGCCTGTAGCCGGAGCTGATAAAGATCGGCCCCAGGGCATCGCGCGCTGGCTGCAGCCCACGGCGGGCCAGGTGGTGGAGGTTGGAGAAAACCGAGCTACCCTCGGGAACCGCCATGCTGATCTCAAGGCGCGCGGCGGTCTGCGAGCGGGTGAACTCGTCCAGGTAAAAGTTGGGAGATAGCTTCTGTCGTTTCATGCCCGCAGGTTATCGGCGGGCGGCCGCAGCGGCGGCTATGAGGGGGTTCAGGGGTGGTTTTCAGAGGGGCGGGAAAGTGAGGGAAGAATAACCGGAGGGCGGCGTGTTGGCAATCCGCTCCTACTTGAAAGGACTCCGATGGCGCAAAGTGTTGAGCCTTTGGCGCCAGTCCTCTTTTTCTTCGGTGTCGCTGATCGCTGCCAGCCATTGCCGGATCTGCGCTGGGCGGCGACTCAGGGTGATGTTTAGCGCCTGGTGCCAGCGCTGCTTGTCTCGCTCGATATCGGCCCGCTGGTCAGCGGGAAGCTCTGCCAGGTTATAGCTCACCGAACAGCTCCGCCTGGTTATCGCTGGGCAGATCCTCGGCCAGGATCTCCCACACGCGGCGCTCGGTCAGCTGGTACCGGCGGGCGAGGCGGCGGGCCGAAACACCCTCCCGGTGCTCAGCCTGCATGCGGCGGTTGCGGGCGCGCTTGATCGCGGCGCTGGCCGTGGGCACATCAAACTCTTCCAGGCCGTAGTGGCAGGACAGCAGCCGGGCCGCCTCCAGCCCCAGCAGCTCGGCCAGGGGGTGAGCCTCGGGCATTTTCACAGGCACGCGCAGGCGGGTGCCGCCATAGGCGGCAACCAGCTTGCGAGTGGCTTCCAGGCCGATGATATCGCTCATTTCCTTCAGTGACATTGGCAGGTGCTCGGTATCCCACTCGCTCACATCAGCCTCCGGTTTTTCGGTTGGTGTCGAACTTTGAGGGGTCCACGCCCAGCTTGCGCATTTGCTCTTCCCACTTGCGCCGCGACTCTTCCTGGGTCTCTTGCAGGCCCTGCTGCTTCTCCACGAATCGCGGACGGTCGTTGTCGGCTTCGGCGGCTGGCTTCTTGGCCTCGGGAGCCACGATGGCCAGCACCTGTTTGAGGTAGTTGTGGTTCTTGAGCGGCTTGGTTTCGCCCCGGTGGCGCTTCTCGTGCAGGCTGCGGACGGTGTCCTGCAGGCCCGCCACCAGGCTGTCCCGGTCGGCCAGTTCCAGGGTTTCCTGGGCCAGCTTCAGGGCGCGGGCATTACTCAGGTCAGACTTGGCCGGGCGGAACAGGCCCAGGTATTGAACCAGCGGCCGTGCCAATGGGCGGCCCAGGCCAGACAGAAGGCCTAGCAGCTCGCTGCCTGCGTCGTCCTGGATGAGCGCTTCCAGCTGAATATGGCTGTGGCAGATGGGACAGCGGCCTAGCTTCATTGGCTACCGCCCTCCCGGTGCGCTTCCAGCCACGCCTCCGGCATCATGTAGTGAGCGCAAAGACGGCCCAGGCACTTCCGATTTCTGCGCCAGTTCTGAGGCAGTTCCGGATGCAGCCGTTCGATGTCATCCAGCGACATGGCCCGTGCCTTCATGGCCGTCTCCAGTGAGTCCAACAGCCGGCGCTTTTCCAGCTCTACGTCCAGGGCTGCAATCAGCGCCCGCAGATGTTCCGGCTTCTTCAGCCAGGCCACCTTGGCAATGCCGGTTTGCTGCCTTGCGATCGCATCGGCATAGCTCCAAGGCGCTTTCATCTCGGCCAGTAGTGCCTCCACTTTCTGGAGCATCGGCTCCCGGTCCAGGTTGTGAGGAGTGCCTGGGTGCTGGGCAACCCGTTTCTTTGGCCGGGCCTTGAAGCCGCGATCCTTGAGGTGCTGAAGCACCTGGTAAAGCTCTGCCACGTTGCAGTCTGAGCAGGAACGCTTGCCGCCAGTGACGGTAGCGATCATCTGGCGGTAGGTGTCTTCGTCCAGCGCCAGTTGCTTGCGGGCAATGTGGATCTGAGCCAGGACTTTTTTACGGTTTGTCGCGGTCATTTGCTGGCATCCAAATCAGGCTCCAGGATCTCCAGATCCGGGAAGTGCTTTTTCAGGTGCCGAACCAGGCTCTTCGGTGTGTTCCAGTAAGGCATGAATGCGCAGGTTTTCAGTGCCGTCATTTCGTCTGCCCTTTTCTTTCCGAAAACCTTCTTAAGGTCTTTGTATTGGCTCAGCTTCCATGGCCGGGTGCGATAGGGCTTCCAAAACATTGCCTGAGGATTTTCAGGCTCGCCGTCGGCTGTGGCCCGTGTCCACTCACCTCTTATCCAGCCGTCCACATACACCGCGACTACAAGACGCTCCTTGTCCACCTGCTTTTCGAGGCTAATCTCATGGCCTCCAGCGAAAGCTTTCACACTGCCAAATACCCCTGAAAGCCTGTCTTCAATCTGTTGCCACTTGTTCATCGACAATCCTCCACTGGGATGTAATGGGCCTTAAGGGCCTTTACCTGGGAGATCAAATCAGCGTCAACGTCGTCTTCACGCATGCGTCGAATCAGCTCCGCTTTTGCTTCTGCAAAGCGGGGTGATGCAAACTCCCAGCCTTGCTCGCCTGCGCACCACTCCGGGCGTTCTTTGATAATCCATGCATCCACCTGGGCCGCCCGCATCTCACCACGCAGAATGTCGGTTTCATCAAATCCAAATGCCTTCATGGGGCGCCCCTTCGATCATTTTCTCTATTTCGTGACCGGTCACGTTCAATGCGCTCCGCGTCGTCCAACACCAGCCGCACCACGTATTCGGTTTTGTCTTCATAGCCCCGGGCCCTGGCGTTGCTGGCGATCAGCTCGCGCTCACGCCGGGCAAGGTCCATCTCCATGCGCTTCATTCCAAGGCGCTGTTTTCGCTCACGCTGCCGGCGCTTGCGCTCGGCATCTGTCTTGGCCATGGCTTACAGCTCTCCTTTTCCGGGCCGCCCTGGATGGCAATTGCGCGTAGCAGGCTTTGCAGGGCTGCTGTGTCTTACCGTGTTTGGTGTAGAAGAACTCGGCATCATCCGGCCAGAACTCGTCACACTTGGTGCAGCGCCGTTCGGTGCCTAGCTCTGTGGTCTTTGTCATGGGGGCCATAGCTCCCTCCGGTCGGCTGCTCATCAGTGCCAGGCCACCACGCCTGGCAGACGCCCCGGCTGGGGCGTTTCGCTCAATGGGTTTTGGGCTTCTCATGCTGGTAATTGGGCCGACGAAGCACTTCCTCATTTGTGACGTCATACCGTTCCCGGATCCAATCACGCATGGCTTCAACGCCAACAAGCGCTAGTTTTTTCATGCCTTCCCGCTGACTCTCGTCAACCGCGTCACCGTGAAATTCCACTGCAATGGCCAATCCCTCGGGAAGCTGCTGGATCTCAATGGTTGCTCCGTTTACAGCGCCGGTTTCGGGCTTGGCATTGTTTTCGTTGTTCATGCTTAGATCCTTTTAAAATTGGGCTACCTGGAGTAGACGGAAGGAACGTCCAACCTGGACGATCAGCCAATCGCTTGGCCGATCCTTCCGTTCCCTCGCAAACTTCGCTTCGTAGTAATTCATTGCCGGCACTCCCTACAGGGCCGCCACATCCAGCGAGATCTGGCGGTAGGCGCCATCCTCGCCCTGGCGTTCATAGAAGCGCAGGTAGCTCTTGCTGCCGGTCACCTGGATGGAATCCATGATGGCCTGCATGGCCTGCTGCCATTTTTCGTTCTTGATGTTCAGGCTGCGCAGGCCAAGAACGCGGGCGGTGCTGATCTTGCCGGCACTGTCCGTCTGGAAAGCATGCTCAACCAACGCCTGCACCTCGGAGCTGCTGCCGGCCGTCCACTCGTGGATGCACTGGTCGATCAGTTCCTTCGCCACCTGCAGGCGCTCGTCGAACGCCAGGTGATCCGCCACGGCGCGCACAATCCGGTATTGGCCATCGAACGAAGAGAGCGTGACGTTGCCCTTCTTGCCGCCGTAGTTGGTGTCGTACTCCCGGGCGGACAGTTCCAGGAACGCTTCCACTTCCGTGGAGATCTCCGATTTCACGCGGCGCATTTCTTCCTGCAGCGCCATCACCTTGCCGATGACTTCTTGCACCAGATCATCGCGCAGCCGGTCGATATCCTTAATCTGCTCCACGGGCACCAGGTGGCCCTTGGCGTTGCGGCGGAATTGGTCCGCGTTGTTGGCTTGCATGTTCATAGGGCTCTGCCTCATGTGGTTAGGGGTTTGGTCGGTTTAAGCGAGCGGTTACGGCAGCTCGCAATGCCACGGCGTTTCGGGTGGCGCTTGTGGTGCAGCGGCTCGAACGGCCGCACGTTGTTCCGTGGCAGGCCATCCAGCTGCTGGGCAATTTCCTCGGCTTGCTCCTGGAGGACCTCTTCACGGATCAGCCGCACGCGCACCTTTGTCTGCGATGGCGTCAGTGGGAACGGAGCACCCAGCAGGTGCTCGTAGCGGGCCGGATCCGCGAGGTACTGATCCAGCGTTACTCCGTGCTTGTGCACCAGGTGCGCCGCGTACACGTCGGCGTGGTGTTCCAGATAGGCGGTTGGGTACATGCGGCTCACAGGTCACCTCCAGCTTTTTGGTAACGCTTCGCGAACTCCACCGCGACTAGCAGGTTGTTTGCGATATTGGCGGCCTCATCCAGAGAGAGCTCCAGGCACAGAGAAGCTGCTGAATCCTCATCACTGAGCTGATGAATGTTCAAAGAAACAGGCCTCACAGGGTCTGCAGCATCACTGTCAAATCGGGCATCGATTGTCGCCTCGTCAGGGTTTGTGGCGCGGGTTAGATGTGCCATAGATTAATCCTCCTCAATCGAGCTGTTCGGACAGCCGCTGCGGCATGCTCGGTATAGCCGGACGCGTTGCGCGTTTGTGGCAGCGAAAGGTTGGCGCTGACAGTCCAGACACTCACGAACCGAGATCCGGCCAAGCACAGGACAGTCAACCGACGCACCCATAAGCTCTCCCTCAACGCGCTTGCGCAGGTTTGTAAGATCGCCCGGGTACTTCCCCTTGAGTGCCTGGCTGATCATGGCGGCCGACACGCCCAGTCGCTTGGCAACGCGGTTTTGGCTGCTGTGACTGCAGGCGGTCTCAAGACTCCGAAGCCAATCACTCATCGTTTGTCTCCTTCGGCCAGACCACAGTGCCGGTGTTGGGATCGAAGACCTGTTTGATGCGCTGCACCATCGGAGCTTGCGGGCCGGAATAACGGCTGGGAATCATCCGGTACCTGGCCGCTCTTCCAGGTTGGCCGGGCTTCACGCAAGCCAGATAACCGGCCTTGTTCAGGTGGTGAACGTAGTCTTTGGCCTCGTTCTCTTTCACTGGGTGGCTATCAGTGCTGGCCTGCACAGCCAGCTCGCGGAAGTTGAATTCGCCAACGATGCGCATGGTGCGCCACATCTGCTCACGACCCCGGCCCTGGGTAACCGGTTTGCCGTCCTTTGTGACGCGCGGGGCCTCAATGCCGCAGTCGTTTTGGAGCGTCCACCAGAGGGGGACGCTGCGCGGATCCTTCGGCGGTACCGGCGGGTCAATTTGCGCCAGGTAACCGGCGTTGGTCAGGCCGTGCACGTAGGTGTGCAGCGTTTTCTCATTGATCCGGGTGGCATCCTCCAGATCCGCAAGCCGGAAACGGCGGAGCTTCCGGATAGCTTCCCAGATTACCTGGCGGCCTTCCGGCCGACGGGCGTTGGCGCTGAGGTGTATAGGCTTGCGCGGCATCAGTTACACCCTCCGTTTCGGCGCTTCGCCGCTGTAGATGGGACGGTCTCCCCAGGTGGCCAGGTCCATCTCGTCGGTGCCGTTGCCCAAGGCCTCCTGGCGGATTAGTTCGATGTTCACGCAGATTCGGCGGGCGGCCCCGCGTGAAACGTCAACGACTTTCTCCAACAGGTCCTCCGCAATCGTCACTTCCCGGCAATAGAGTTTCGCCAGCTGCTTTGCATCGGACAGATCGCACGGCTGCGCCGGTACCCAGCTGAGCATGCGGTTGTGAAAGCGCTCCCACTCGCGCAGCTTGGCGGGCAGCAGCTCCTCGCCGATCAGGAGGATGGCGGCATTGCTGGATTCGTAGATGTCGCGGATCACTTCCACCGCTTTTTTGGTGACGATGTGATCCATCTCGTCAATGATCAGCGGGCGGCCCGACAGCACCAGCTGTTCACTGATCTGGTCGGCCATCTCGTAAAGGGTTTTGGCGGGGGCGATGCCCATCTCGGTCAGAATCGACGACAACAACGCCTTCTTGGTCCAGGAGCTTTTGCACTCCACGTAATAGGCACGGTGGCGATTGGCACAGTATGCCGCTGCGGTGCTCTTGCCCCAGCCGGAAGGCCCATAAAAGGCCACCAGGCCAGGCAGGTGCGAGGGCCGATTCATGGCGGTCTGCAGGGCGCCGTTGCACCGGGCCACGTTGGTCAGTGGTGCAGTGGTCAAGTTGACCTGTGGTTCGAATTGCGACATCATTTTCTCCGTTTTTGGGTAGTACCTTCCCGCCTGCGTTGCCGCGCAGGCGGTCTCTTAAAGGCCAGTTCAAGCGCCCTTGATCTGGCCGAAATCTTCGTAGAAATCCTTCATTGCTTTGCACTCTGCGCTCTCCGGGTAAAGCCGGTGGAAGCGCTCATCTTCAGTGGGCACAGAAGCTCCGGACTTCAGTTTCTCGTCGATCCCCAGCCAACGGCGGAACCGCTGCTCAGGCGTGTCCTGGCGAATGGGTGTGACGGGTGCAAGGCGGGTTTCCTGCTCAAACTCTTGCTTGAATTGAGCTTCCATCTCGCGGTCTTTCTCAGACACTAGGCGTTCAGGTTGGCGGCCACGACCAGCAGCCAGGCCGGCCTGCTCTAGTCGATCGGTTGAGTATTCGGTGGCGCGGAACTGAACGGCCTCAATGTTCTGGCTCTGGGCAATCCGGTGCTCCAATACCGCCTGGGGAATGTCTTTCTTGATTTCCTTACCGAAGGCCTTGATCTCCCGGGCCTGCTCAGCCACCAGTTGCTTCTGGCGGCGTTTGATAGCTGCTGCCATTTCCTGTTTGCTGATGCCTTCCACTTCCGGGCACACCGCCCAGCACAGGAACCGCCCATCGGCGTAGACGGCCAGGCGGCCGATATCCTGCTCGTCGTAACGAAGCTCGACCTGTTTGCCTTCCATCAACCCCATCTCGCCGTTGAGGTCCCGGTAGTAGCGGGTATCAAACTGGATGCCCTTCTTGCCGACAACGCGGGTGCCCGCTACCGGGGCCAGCAGCTCATCCAGGGCGTGAACGTTGGAAATTCGGCGGATCTCATGCGGGCTTTCGTTCGCCATCTGCCAGGGAGTCTTGCCGTTCAGACCAGAGTGCGGGTTGTGGGCGTAAACGTGGTCCGCCCACTGATCCAGCTTTTCCTGAAGCTCTGCAGCCGTTAGCTGAACCTCGATCTCACCGCCTTCCATGACGCGCCGGGCGAAGGCCTTACGGGCTTCAATCTCCTTCTTCTCGGCGACGCTGTGGCCACAGAACCCGGGGAGCAACTCCAGCAAGCCATGGCTCATGGTCTGGAAGGCGCGCTCGATGCTCGCTTTTTCCTCGGAGGCGAACGGCAGGCAGACAAACTGGTTGATGTCCAGATCACGCAGCAGGCCGGTGAACTCGTCCGCCAGGTAATCCTTGCCGTTGTCGGTTTTGACACCCTCAGGCACACCCCAGTCCAGGATGCAGCGGCGGGTGACCTGCTTGACGGCCGCAGCGGTTGAGGTCTTGCTGACAAAGAACTTCAAGCGCTTGGAGTAGAGGTCGATGGCGCCAACTACCGTGTGCCGGCCGTCGATCAGCCCCCAGTCACCCGGCGTGGAGTCCAGCTCCCAGAGCTGGTTGACGCGCACGATGTGCTCGTCCTGGTCGCCAAAGCCGGACATGTACACGTTCTTCCAGCGGTCCGGGTTGGTGATGTAGGTCCACAGCTGCGCGTGCTCTTTTTTCCATGTCGACATGAACGCCTGGATACGGCGCAGCGACACGATGTTGAGATCCGGATATTCCGCTTCCAGGAATTCCTTGATGCGCTTGGCCTTGATCTGGGGGTATTTCACCATCGCCCCGAGGACGACCTTGTACAGGCGCTCGTTGGTGAAGATCTTTGACTGTCCGGCCCGGGTGCCGTAGCCATCCGTCAGTGCCCAGATGCCGCCGTTATGCATCTGCCAGTCCCAGCGCCGGATAGAGCCTTCACTGAGGCTCGGGCGCCCGGCTCGATGGTTAATGTGCTCCATAACCCACGCCGGCGGCGTGATATCCTCGCGGTTTACTTGGTTCGCGAAATCCCCATGGGCCTGCCGCTTCGTCAGGCCGGTTTCACGCATGTGGTGAGCCGCAGCCCGAACAATCCAGTTGCGGGCCTCGGCACGCTGGCGCTTCCGGCTGTTCTTGGGCAGGGCGGAGAACTTGGCACGCCCATCGGCAATGCTCTGGAGCCGCTCCTTTTCAGAACGCAGGCGCTTGTCCGCTTCGGTTTCAGCCATCGCTTCGGCAGCTTCCCGCGCCTCCCGTGCCTTGCGCTCCTCCAGGGCGATGAGCTCAGCAGTCAGTCGGGCGGACTCTTCCGCATTGACCAGCTTTTTCTGCAGGTCTTTCGGCAGATCATCGAACGCGTGGAAGATGGCCTCGCCGCCCCGGACAGGTTTCCGCTCGGCCACGGGCCAGGGGCGCTCGCCCTTCTTCGGGCGTCCGTTGGCGGCCCGCTTGTTGATGGCTCGCCGTGTGAGTCCTGCCAGTTCGGCGATTTCCTGCTGGCTGTAAACCGGCTTCTGACTTCTCATTTACGGGCCTCCAGGTACCGCTTCAGGGCGACTTTCTGCTTTTTCAGGTCAGCCTCCATTTTTTCGATGCGCCCGAACTCGGCCAGCACTGCCTCATCCCCCACCAGAACGGAGCAGCCCCTGTAACGGGCCAGCAGGTTGGTAAGGCAATAGGATCCCGTGGCCTGCTCGAAGGCGGCGGCGTATCGGAACGGGAAGTTGTGGTCGGCCCGGCTTTCTGCGGTGTACGCGTCCAGCATGTACTTGCTGATTTCGCGCCCGGTCAGGCGGCTCATCTCGGCAGCAACGTGGTGCCGGTCCTGGTCTGCGTGGCGGAGCGCATCGGAAAGCGCTTCGCGCAACGGCAGGTCCAGGTCGAGGTTGCCGGCGGTCGGTGCAGTAGGTGTCGGGATCTGGAAGAGATCCAGGGTTAGAGAGTCGCGGACTTTTTTCATGTCTACGCACCCCCCTCAATGTTTACATTGATGGAACTGCTGCGTGTAGTAGACTTGTTTTGTTGGTTTTCGGATAACTTTCTTGGTCTTTTCGATCCAGGATTATGGGTCGGGGCGCCTCCAACGCCTCTTAGTGGCCTGCGGTCGTCGTATCGGCTTGGCCAGATGGTTTCCGGGGACACTCCAAGCGCTTCGGCAATGATCCGCTCTGCATTCGGGTAGGGCTTATCCAGGGCCTGCCTGACCAGAGTGGGCGCATAGCCGTAGTGAATGGAAAGTTTCCGCATCGTCCAGCCCGCCTTTTCGAGGGCGCACTTGATGTCTGCGGGGTGCCAGTCTTGGGGAAGGCTGGCTTTTTTTGGGTGTATAGGTCTGTTCATAGTTTTATACGGTAAGCCCAATAAATATGGCTGTCAACCACTATAAAATGGTTCCAGCTTTAAACAAATTGGGTTTTTAATCAAAGATAAGCCAAGTTATTGGTTTTTCTCGGATAAAAACAAAGCTGGAACCATGATTTAGTTCCAGCTTTCGGAGGGCTTTTAAGTTGGAACCAAAAAAATTGGGGAAAATGCTGAAGGAGTGGCGCGCCCAGGCGAATTTGGGGCCGGTTAAAGACGCCTGCAAAGTCCTGGGCGTCAGTCATGGCGCACTTGGAATGTATGAGAGAGAGGAGTCGTTGCCAGACGTCGACTTTCTGGCCGTGTTCGCGGAGAAGACCGGCGCCAACTTCTTCAGTCTTCTGGAGGCGCGGCTGCGCAGCGGGAAAACAGAGCAGGCCCGCGACCTTGCTGACCTCATGGCCAGCAAGGGCCTGGACGTTGTAAGGGCTCAGCTACCCCGGGGCACCATGGACCCCGGGCGCTTCATCGCAGAATCGGCGGGCATTGACGGTCTGACGTTCACCAGGGAGTGGCTGGAGCGCAAGGGTGTGCAACCCAAAGACCTGGTGTTTACCAGGGTGCCGGATGACACCATGTCTCCGACTGTCAGAGAAGGGAACCTCGTCGTGATTGATGGCACCAGGGATTCCTTTGCCACCGATGGGATCTACGCCATGATGATTGATGGTGAGATCGCTGTTAGGCGCGTTCAGCGGCACTTTACGGGCGGCATTATCTTCAGGTGCGACAACCAGGCCTACGCAGACCAGCACCTTTCGTCGAAAGAAATCGAGGACTTGTTTATAATGGGGAAGGTGATCTGGGCGGGCGGCGAGATGTGAAAAGCTGCAACTGTCGCAATCCATCCGCCACGGCGTCATTTTTGCGTTAATCCAAGCGTCCGTGGCAGTTTCCTTAAATTGCGCTTTACCTTCCCTTGAAGGCCTTTAATTACGCGGCTGTCCCACCATATCCGCCGTCATCCCACCTCTTCCCATCATTCTCATAGCAAATGGCATGTCACAGTTGCTGACGCATCTGTATATGTAGCTTGCAGTTTATGTGTGTGACTGGGGTAGGGCAAGGAGGCAGGAATGCTGTGCCTAAACTCTGTTTTCAGGAAACAGGGCAAAGGTCAGGAAAAAGATTGGAAGCTAATTTGTGAAAAAATGGCGGGCACTGTCAGGGCACCATTTGGGCACAAGCCAAAAAAAAGGACCTGCGTTTTCACGCAAGTCCTTGATATTCATGGCGCGCCCGAGAGGATTCGAACCTCTGACCTCTGCCTCCGGAGGGCAGCGCTCTATCCAGCTGAGCTACGGGCGCATTCGAAACCGCGAATTACTCGTCAATTTCGAGTGCGCAATCTTACGTGCGCGGGGGGCGTCTGTCCAGCCCCAGAGCTCAACTCA